GACGGGAAATGCAGGTCCACAGGGTCCAAAGGGAGATACCGGTGCGGCAGGCCCGGCAGGCCCACAGGGACCGAAAGGAGAAACAGGTGCGGCTGGCCCGGTGGGGGCAACCGGACCTCAGGGACCGAAGGGCGACCCGGGGGAGACGCAAATACGGTTCCGTCTGGGGCCGGGAAACATTATTGAGACAAACAGCAATGGCTGGTTCCCGGATACAGATGGTGCGCTCATCACCGGACTGACCTTTCTTGACCCCAAAGATGCCACACGGGTTCAGGGTTTTTTTCAGCATTTGCAGGTCAGGTTTGGTGACGGGCCGTGGCAGGATGTCAAGGGGCTGGATGAAGTGGGCAGTGATACAGGCAGAACAGGAGAATGACATGAATATACTAAAAAAACTTATGCAGCGTCTGTGTGGTTGCGGAAAGCATGATGACCGTGAACACGGGGAGTTACTTACAGCACAGCTGCGACTGGGACCGGCAGACATTCTGGAGTCAGATGAGAATGGCATTATCCCGGAGCAGGACAGGCTAATCACGCAGGTGGTGATACTGGATGCGGATAAAAAGCAGATACAGTGCGTGGTAAGACCGCTGCAAATCCTGCGTGCTGACGGGACGTGGGAAAATATTGGCGGGATGAAGTAACCCGACAGCTTCACAAAACCGGAGTCCGGCTCCGGTTTTTGTTGTCATGCCATGGTGATGTTTGTTAGGAATAATTAGATAGGTTTATTTTGAAGGTTGAAATGTATGTTATCGCCCTCTTCTATAAATTTGGGATGTTCATGGAATTCTTTAACCAGAAACCTGACTTTGCCTGATAATCGTGTTTTATCCCTCTGTAAGGGATGCTGCCGCTCACTCTGATAATGGGGCGCAAGTAAAGGTTAGCAACAGAACATATCGCGTTGTTTTAAGTGATAATAGGTTTTGCGTGACAAGAGAGAGTCATAGTGGATGTTTTACTAATATGCTGTATAGACTGGGATGGCCTAAGGGAGAGATCACCAGAAAAATTGAGGCTATGCTGAATTCATCGACAGTGAGCACGACTATAGAAAGAGGATCTGTTCGTTCGAACAGACCTGATTTACCTCCAGTGGATTATGCGCAGCCGGAGTTACCGCCAGCGGATTATACTCAGTCAGCGTTGCTGAGGCTTAGCAACAACAAATCACCCGTGCTAGGTAACGTTATTGGTAAAGATGGTAATGCTGTCGTGTATGAAGATATGGAAAATACAACAAAAGTGTTGAAGATGTTTACTATATCTCAAAGCCATGAAGAGGTGACAAGCGAAGTTCGTTGTTTCAACCAGTATTATGGTGCCGGGAGTGCAGAGAAAATATATGGCGATAATAGAGATATTATTGGTATTAGAATGGATAAAATAAATGGAGAATCGCTTTTAAATATTTCGTCCTTGCCAGCACAGGCTGAGCATGCTATGTATGATATGTTTGAGAGACTGGAAAAAAAGGAATTCTTTTTGTTGATACAACAGAAACAAATGTTTTATATGATCGTGTGAGAAATGAATTTAATCCAATAGATATATCATCTTATAATGTTTCTGATATTTCATGGAGTAGACATGAAATCATGCAATCTTATCATGGAGGAAAGCAAGATCTTATTAGTGTGGTATTAAGTAAGGTATAATATTTTTATACAGCCATATTTTTTATAATATTTATTTGTTAAGGGGGTTTTGATATGTTACCAACAAGTGGCTCTTCAGCAAATCTTTATTCATGGATGTATGTATCAGGAAGAGGTAACCCTTCGACTCCGGAATCAGTAAGTGAACTTAATCATAATCATTTTCTTACTCCTGAATTACAAGATAAACTTGATGTTATGATCTCTATATACTTAAATGCCAGAAATAGTAATGAGCTTGAGGAAATTTATCAAGAGTTAAGTGCTTTTGTAAGTGGGCTGATGGATAAGAGAAATAGTGTATTTGAGGTGAGAAATGAAAATACTGATGAGGTTGTCGGAGCACTGAGGGAGGGGATGACGATAGATGACAGGGATGGTTATATCAGGGAGCTTTTTTTTCTGTATTCATTGAAAGTAAAAATTGAGGAAAGTAGACAAGGTAAAGAAGGTTCTAAATGTAAAGTTTATGGTCTGTTATGTCCGCATCACTCTTCAGAGCTATATGGTGATCTACGAGCAATGAAATGTCTTGTGGAAGGATGCAGTGATGATTTTGATCCTTTTGATATTATTAGGGTGCCGGATCTTACTTACAACAAAGGAGCTTTACAATGTGGATGATTAGAGGGAGGTCCTGTGAGCCTGCTTATCATTTTGTGTAAACGCTTTTTTTAAAAGTGACCATCAAGGTGGCTACCAAGCTCGATTATAAAGTAGCATTGTCCATTTCTGTGATGTGGATTGCCAGCCAATCACTTTGTTTGCTGACTTGTAGTCGGGGATATCGGGGGCACCTTGCATTTCCTGACGGCGTGCTATACGACACCTCACTGTACACACGTAGTTACAAATTTACCCCAGCGCAATGGTCTCAGGAGAGGGGCGATTAATTTCATCAGATATTCTTCGTCAGAAGGTGGTGATTATCCATGATATTTGTGTATCGACTTTTTATAAGAGGTTTCTGGTCGGGATTATATAAAACTGCGGACACGTCGTATGCAAGAAGGCGCTACGGTTTTCTGATAAACCTTTCGCCAGCATCATCTGCTTCAGCCCAGTAAAAAGAGACGCGAAAAATGCACAACAGGCACCACACGTCATGCATGGATTAGGATTGCTCATAAATTCACTACTTGAGTATCAGTAATGTTAAGGGATATCAGGAAATATTTTATGAGAAAGAAAAACAGCAAACTGGTCAAAAATAACTCAAAGAAGGCTTGGAATATTCTTATTGAATTCAACGTAGTTTATTGATTTTTCGTGTATGTTTTTAAGACATTTATTCCAAGAAAAATTTATAACCTTTTGATTTTGCGATTCGGTATCATCGGTCTCGAAAACCGGAGTGGGGGCAACTCCACCGGGGGTTCAAATCCCCCTCTCTCCGCCAAAATTCAATCACTTACACATCATTAAGTCAGTGACAAAAATCACACTTGGAATTACTTGGAATATTGTCTTGGAATATTTTCAGGTAACGGGACATCAAGTGTTGGTGAAACTTTAACCTTCCTGTCATAGATTAGCACTTGCCCTTCGGTTTTGTGACCAGAGAAAAGTTGCTTATCCCGACTGCTTCCTTCATAGTCTGAAATTCCTTTCGCCTTCAGATCATGAAAGGTGAAGTCGGTTAAAATACCTGAAATTTTGCCTGCGCGATTTCTTGCTTCTACCCACATTTCGTTAAAGCCTTTGTACATATATCGGTTGCCGTATTGATTGCTGATTACATAGGCGGATGTTGGTAACTGTTTTGCTTTTTCGATCGCCGCCTGTAATCGTGGACTCCATGCTTTTATCTGTTTTTTCCCTGTTTTCCCTTGCTGGATAAAGATCCCGTCGTTTCCAATCTGCTCCCATTTCAGCGATAACACATCGGAAACCCTCGCTGCACACAGATAGGCAATTTCCATTGCGATAAAAACAGGAAGAGGTGCAACGCTTAATACTGCCTGGTATTCTTTGTCGGTTACATATCGTTCGCGGTTTTTGGCCTTGAATTTACTTACACCTGCACATGGGTTAGCCTTCACGTACCCTCGCTCATATCCCCAACTGTAAACGCGGGACATACTGCTTTTTTCATGGTTGGCTTGCGTTTTGCTCTGTTCCCCTCTTTTGTCCATGTATCGACGGATGTGTTCTGGTTTTATGGAATCCGCTGGTACCTTACCGAATACGGCAAGCAACTTTTTTTGATGTTGCAGATAATCTTTTTGTGTTCTTGGGCTAAGGTCACTGTAACAGGCGCTGGCGAGGAATTTTTCCCACAAGCGACCGAATGTCATTGCACGATCGCGATTATTTACAGTTTCCTCATACTTTTTCCATAAAGCAGCTAAACCATCCTTGATGGCGGTTAGTGTTACAGATTCTCTGGATGTTGGTTTCCATACATAACTATATTTATTTGGGTATACATTTGGAGGTAATTTTTCGTGTTCAGGATTTTTCCTTCGTCTTCCCATCAGATCGCACCAAAATTCGGCTCTACCTCGCGTGGTGGTAAAGTTTTATTGCAGGTAAATAGATCCCGGCTGACAATCGGTTTGCCACTACGATTGGTATAGAACGGAAGCCCGTTTTCCATTAACCATTTTCGCTGGTGGCTTGCATATTTGCAGCCCGTTAATATTAGCAATTCATCTTCGGTTAAAAATAAGCTGCTCATAGCTATATCTCATAACCGCCGCTAACTATATGCGGTTAGCGGCGATCAGGGTTGAACATTAAAAATCAGCCTGACTCGGGATCAGTTTTTGCCAGATAGCTGAAACGTATTTTGCCTGGTAACGGGCGTCATCAAGTGCATTATGGCGCTCACCTTCGAATGGAATAGCCGTTCTGGCATCGAAGTCTATGGCTTTCCCCAGCTCAACGATTGTGCGTACATCGCGATCGTTGTAGTAACGCCACGGG